ATACCATCTTGCGAAGGTCTTTCCAAGACTTAGCCATGCCCTCAAGGTCTGGTTCGTTGTTGTCTTTATTCCAAAAGTTTTCAGGCCACCAGTCAGGCCGGTCAACTGGCTCGTCATCGGGGATGGATTCTGCGGCACGATGATCTACTGCCGCTGCTTTGGTGTCTTCAGGAGCTTTGTCTTCACTGGCTTCTACGTTGTCAAGTAGGCCAGTGGACTCTTCTGCTGAATCACTAGGCTCGACTGCCGTTTCATTATCGCTCAAAGGTTCCTCGCTCTATGTATGCGGGACTCAACCTCTTTAACTAAAGAGCATCGCCCCTCTAAAAAATAGCCGTAGGAGGGATCACTCCCCGGCCCCCAGCATGGCTGCTCAATCGTTATCTCTCGAAACCACTTGAGCAACTTCTGCCCTTCTTCTGTGCCAAAAACCCTCAGACACAGCTTATCCATATCACTAGATTGTGGAGGTGCCATTGCTTCCTGCATTGCCTCCAGATCATCCCACCCTGCCATAAGCCTCCCTGTTTGGCACGATTACTCCATCTTCCTCTTCTGCCTGCTCTGTCGCGTGTATGCAATACCAGACGGTATCTGTCTGTGTAATGATGACGTGCGGCCTCTCTGCTTCTATTTCTATGCAGGCAGGAGCCTTGTAAAACTTCTGTTCCCCACCTATGTCTACAACCACTTCACCTTTTGCCAAGATAGATAGATGGGAATACGAGTGGACGTGCTGCGGAACCGCCCACCCTTTCGGCAAAAAGTATTCTTTCCCGTACAGCCCATCAGCAAAATGATGGCGCAGATCACATTCCACCCGGCGCTCCTTGCGGCTGTCCTTCCATCAGTGCCTGCTGCTGTCCTGCCATCGCCAATGCAGCCTGCTGTTGCAACATCATCTGCTGCTGACGCTCCATCAGGAAGCCACGCTCTGCCGCTGTATTTCTCACAGATGATGGGATGCCCAACTTGTCGCCAATGTAGTCGATCAACTCGCCTGTCTTAACTGCCAGCATTCCCTCCTGACCCATCGTGGAGGTAAGCTGCATAAACTGAACGATGTTGTTAATCTCCTCCATGTTCTGCGCCATTGCTAGCGGAGCCACAGGAGAGACTTTGATCTCCAGACCATTGACCTTCAGTGGCATATTGACCAAGCCACGCTCGTCCATGACCTGCAAGATACGAGCAACCAGCGGGATCATCGTCTCATTAATCAGACGACCAAAGGCAGAGCCAAGGTTTTGAGCTAGTTCCTTCATACGCTCTACAACCTCAGTAGCAGAACGTGCCGACATATTGTCTGGTGGCAGGGACTCATCTAGCAGAGTACGCTTGATGTTGGCACGGAGGTCGTTAATGACGATCTGGCTGACATTAAAGTCACCAGCACGAGGCAAAGCACGGAGTGATTCGCCCTGTGGGCCACCGTTACGAGCTACTGGGATAACCGCCCCCGGCACAATCTTGACTGTCTGAGGATTCAACACACCATCATCAGCAGCAGTGTAGACACCAGCCACAGCCAAGGAGGCGTTCTTTAACAGCAACTCAAGGGTTTTGTTCAGCGTCTTGATGTCTGGCATTGCTGTTAGCAACGGGCCACGACCGTAGACCTCGCCTGCAATCTTGGAGTAGCGGCTAATGACCCAAGGAGAGGACAGCATACGGCGGTAGACGACTTCCTCTTTGGTCTTTACCTCGATAACGTGGTAGCACCAATCGCCACGCTCTGCGTCATAGACTGTTGCTTCCATCAGATCAATGTCTTCTGTTGGCTTGCTATCGATCATTTGCTGTAAGTGGTCAGAGAATACAGCGTCTTTCCACTGCTGCTGGATGGCCTCTGCCTTCATACGCATACGGCGGTAGATCTTGTCTACAGTACCGTTCGCGCCTTCCTCATACGACACGAGGAACATGGGAACTGGCGTAAAGTTGATAGGCGAGATGTCATCACCCGGCTGCACCATCATGCAAGCTGTGCCAACTGCCAGATCCAGCAGGAACTCACCAATAGCAATGTCGAAGTTCGACTGCTTGATGACTGCAAACATCTTCTCCATGTACACATCCATGATGGCCTGTGCTTGGTCACGCTGATCGGCAGGCACATCGGTGCCGGGTTCTAGCCTGCACCACTTACGCTGTGGCGGGAAGATGCCAGACTGAAGACGATTGGCAAACCGCTGAGTCGAGTTGATGGCTGTTGAGTCAAAGACCCGCGACATCTTCTTCGCGCCCTTGGAGTTCCCGTCGTAGTAGCCGTAAAGTTGGCGTTGCGGCAAGGCAAACTCATAAGCATCGGTGTACAAGGACTCAAACAAATCCTTGTCTCGCTGCGCTTTCTCGGCACGGCGTAAGATCTCATCCGTCGGCATCTTCTTGCCTTGGTAGACCTTGCGGCGTGTACCCTTCATGTAGGACATCTCAGCCATTATTTCAGCCTTTCTTTCATCAGCATTGATCGGTCAGACTGTCTAGGGTTCATTGCGGCACGGGCTTGTCCTTCTTCTGCATCCATAATCGTGTGGATCTGCTTTGCCCTTTTATCGCCTTCTTCCCCTGTCTTGTATACAGGCCACTTGCCAGACTCAATGTCTGATTTCCAAATGTTAAATAATTGATTTTCGTCTTTAACAATTTTCTGGTTTACCCAGCCCGGCACTGTGGCAAACTGACCTTTGTACTTGCCTTCAGGGATGTAGATAGTTGACGAGTAAACCGTAATCGGGTTGCCCCCGGGGTCACGGCCTACTTTGCCAGTAGAAATAGAGTTCCTGTGGTAATCCACAATACTTTTCTCCGCAGGACTCAACATCATGTCAGGCATCATTCTTCTCCAGCTTGTACTTATCCAGTAAATTCCTGCCCTTTGCAGCTAACCGTCTTGCAGCACCAGCGGTTCTCGGCACAGGCTCACCCCATGCGTTCGCAGCTAATGCCAGCCTTGTTGGGTCACCATCCTCATCGACCAATGGGCCACTTGGGTTGGTGTAAAACCGTGTCAGAAAAGATCCTTTGCGTCTTGCTTTTTCGCCAGACGGAGACGATTCCTTGACCCCCGGCTGGAGATTCTTACTCTCGCCTGATGCCTCAAACTTGCGTCTGCCAGCCTCAGTCAACCCGCCTTCAGGATCTTTGTATTTGCTCATCACTTCCCTCTAGCCGCTGCCATATTGTCGATTAAGTTCGGGTACGGACGGCCAGCCTTCTGCGCTCGACGCATAGCATTGCGTTTTTGTGCGTCACTCAACTTGTCTGGCTTGCCTAAACCCTTTGGCCTTGGCTCATCCCAAACTTCTTTCTTTGGCTTATCCATTATTCATACCATTCAATAAGAATATGGGCCATATGAGCTTGCCCACTTCTATTTGTTAAGCGAAATAAGTAAGTCGTTAATGGTGCAAGTACATACTGAAACGAAAATGCAGCGGCTCCACCAGCGCCGCCACCAGAACCACCAGCAAGAAACTCACCAGTTAATGCTGTGCCTGTAGATGTTACTGTCGGGTTAATTAATGACGCGCTTTGGCTTGTGCTGCCAACGGATCTATGTCGATTGATTGCTGTAAAGGGTGTTCCGCCAGTTACAACGGCTCCTTCATATATCTGAAATTCAGCATCGCCACCACAATTAACATCAAACACCAAATGCGGATTAATACCACTTGCCCAAGCAATAGCAATGTTGATACTTGCGTCATTTGCTAACTGGTTCGCATCACCATTTAAGTAATAAACGTAATATGCCCTGCCTTCATGCAGCCGCACATGATTAATATCTGCGACAATCAATGGAGAGTCTGACCCAGCTAGGATCATGTTCCCGTCTTTGTTTTTTTGAGCCAGCGATACTAAACGTGATTTAGTATTTAAAGACTCAATATTGACTGTAGTGACAGCCATTAATCTTCCTCTTTTTCGTGTTCTATCTCAGCAGCCTTCTTCATGTCTTCTGCATTTGGCTTACTCCTTCCAGCCATCTTTGCAAAGAGCTTTGCGGCCTTACGCTGAAAAGGAGTGCGCTGCATAGGCATCTCTTCTTCTTTGTCTTCTTCTTCCCCGATGATGATCTTGATTTCCATTATTTAAGCCTTTTGTTTAGTGGCCTTACGAGCTTCCGAAAGCGCAATCGCTTGAGCTTGTTTAGGATCTTTGACAACGGGGCCGCCTTTGCCAGAATGTAGTGAGCCAGACTTGTATTCACGCATCACCTTCCTTACTTTTTTATCGAACTTGTCCATTACAGTGTGACTCCTTTGGATAACATCGGTCTTGATTGCGATCTGCGTCCTACCGCTGACATCCGTCCTGCTTTACGTTCAGCAACTTCTCGCTGGAATCCTTCACCAAGAGACTTCTTTTTTTCTTCAATTGCAGCGGATTCTTGTTCAAATTGAGATAGATCAGCAGAAGCTGGTGCTTCTTCTGTAAAGGTTGGCATTTTATTTTTTCTATAAACAGCCAATCCTTCAGTCAAATAATCCGCATCGTTAATTTGGCTTAGATATCTTGTCTGACCATCTTCAGTAAAGTAATAATCTCTACTTTTTTTAACGGGCTTCATATATCCAAGTAGCGTTACTGGATTCGCTTTATAAGCAGCTAGTTGTTTATTGAACTCCTCAAGCCTTTTTGCATATTCGCTAGTTTGCGTACCACCGGCCTGCAAAGCAGATTGTTTTTTCTGATAAATGTCTTCGTATTCAGATGTCAACGAACCTAATTGCGACTGATACTGCTCTGCTAATCTGGCAATATCGCGCTGTCGTGCCGTCGTTTTCTTAGCCATTATGCAAGCTCCATTCCTGTGCCAAGCATTCCTAATTCTGGGTTCAGCCGTTGCTCAGACAATAATGCTCGTTTACCACCGCGAATTCTTGCTCTCATTTTTGAGGATTCTTCCTGTCCCATACGGCGACGTTCGTCCTCAAGTTCCTTGGCAATACGAGTAGCTTCAGCTTCCATTGCGCCTTTTTGCTCGGCGTACTTAGCGGTTTCAGCGGCAAGACGCTCCTTAGCGATACCCGCCTGCTGTTGTTGAAGTTCTATCTGCTGTTGTGTTTGGCGCTCAGTTACTGCGGCCTCCCGTTCAGCAGCAGCACGGGCTTCTTTGGCTGATTTTCTTGCTTCAGTTGTCTGGTAGATGGAACCCGCCAGAACAGCGGCTGAAATCCAGAATGGCATACATCCTCCTTAACAAAACTTTGAGGGAATTGTATGCTTTTTACCCGACTATGCAAGCGTCATGCTATCTTGGAGATAGCAAAATCTTAGGCAAAGATGTCGAAATCGGTATTGGCTACGCTTTGCTGGATAAAATGACCACCGGAACCCATAGGATTCTTGGTCATTCTGCGGTGTTCGCCACCTCCCAGCAGTAGGTAGCCGAAGGCATCGCCAACGTGGGAGTGTTCGTTCTTGTTTGGAGCGTCTCGGAAGCGTTCTTGACCCGCGCCAACTGAGATCCGCTTGAAGTGGTAGCCACCAGCCAAGGATTTCCGCAGTAGCTTGCAGGACTTGTCAACTATCAAGCCGGGTTTTCCTTGGATTAGGCGCTGCATTGGGGCGGCGGCTGCTTCCCGGCGTACTTTAAAGTCGTTACTTGGGGTAGGCTGGGCGCGTAGCCCCAGTGTTCTCAGGTGGTCGAAGGCAGTGACTTCGTAGATTGCGTCTCGCTGCATACCGGCGGGGTCGCCCCAGACGAATATCTGTGCTTTGGGGAACCGGGCGTTCAGTTCACCCAGCAGTTGCTGACCGAAACGCTCCAGACCCATGTCAAAGGTGACGATCTCGTGGAGAACTTTCCATGTGCCAGCACTTGTCTTTTGTCCAATGACGGCGGCTGGGGTCAAACCGAAGTCGAGTCCTACTTGGATGGGCAGGGTTGGGTCGTAATCCAAGTCGGCGGACATGAGATTATCGTCGTACTCAGGCCAGACGGGTCTGCCTTCTTGGACGTAGGTGTATTTACCTTCGGCGTAGCAGCGTATCCAGTCTAGGTTTTTTCCGAGGAGCATTTGCTGGTAGTAGCCAGCGGGGAGGTTGCTGATGTTTTCAGCTTTAGGATTCTTTTGCCACCATCTTCCTGCGCTATAGATGCAATCGTTAGCCTCAGGATTTTCTGGAAGTTCTGCAAGATCAGCCTCGATGACTCCTCCGGGCTGTCTGAAGAATTCCCACTTAAACGCCCCACTCATCTTCTCCTTTTCTGCGAGCTTAAACCACCAATGGTCATCATCCATTGGGTTCGTATCCAATATAATGCCGTGCCA